TCTGTTCTCCCAAACATCTTGGGTGATAACTCACCACCTGTGAAACTATTTATTATCGGAGTTACTCTTGCCATTAGCTTAATACCTTGTTACTCTGGTTGTTTCCGTATCTTACATTGATCCATTCACCATCATCCATTTTATACGGTGTGCCTTGCTGTGCATCTTTCGCCCTTGCAAGCCTTGTGGCTATTCTTAACTTCCTTTCCATTCTATCCTGTAAAGCTGCTGAACCTGTTAATGGCATTGCTAATTCCTCTGCCAGGCTAAACTGGAACATCTCAACAAACAAAGCTGAAAGTTCGTTCATGTCTGTTATTATCTTTGTGTAGATTAATTTAATAGGTGTGCTGTTTGAAAAGATGTAACCCCCCTCTACTCTGTAAGCATAATCATTATAATCATCCAAAACCTGTAGACAATTTGAAGGGAGTGTGTGTTGATAAGCAAACTCAAAAGCAGGAGTCGCCACATTCGCTGCAAGTTGTTGTCTTGCCATTGCAAATGTCCACGGCACGATACATAAAAGAGAATGTAATAAAGTATCAAACCTTTGGTTGCATCTTCTGGCAGCCTCCGAAGCATCTGTTAAATCCAATATAGAGTCTACACCTATTTTCTGTAGTGAATTATTACACATCTCGACTTTACTTGGCATACCTTACCCTCTTTGTTGTAGGGGGCTTTTACACCCCCATTAACCTAACTGTTGTTTGAAATAAAAACCTCAAATCTTAAATCTCCAACTACTGTAGCGTGGCCAGCATCGGTGGCTGTTAGCCAACATTCCTTCTGGATTGTATAAGGAACTTTAGTAAAACAAGTTGCAACATCATTAAATTGGACAATATCCCCGGCTGCCGCTACGTCTGTTGCCACTAAATAACGGTCTGCATCTGCTGTGTCGGTATCATCGGTATCACCGATAGCTATAGTACAACCAGAGCCAAGAGCATCCTCTGAACCTATCCATGAACCACCAAGTTTAACCTGATCTCCTTTGTAAAGCTTACAAAGGTTTACAACAGTCCCACTTGCCGTTGTGTTATAAGTATAACTACCTGTTATGCTTCTTATTTTTCCCCTAACCTCGCCAGCTTCCATTGCTGTTGATGGAGTTGGGGCATTCTCAATCGTTGCTACTGTGCTATATACTGTTGCCATCTGTCATCCCTCCTATGCTTCTGCTGTCAATATTTTAACGACTTTTGCTTCTTCCATGCGAGTCGCACCAATAGACATATTAACGTAAACCTGAAGAGCATAATTCTTATCGTCCCTTTCAGTGATTCTTGTCGTTATATCCTCCCCGACACCGAGGCATATTCCATCCTCTGCCCAGGCAAGACAAGACCGTTCATTTGATGTAAGGTCTAATCTTTCAGATAATATAAACTTAAAACCCATCCATGTGTCAATCTCACCCTGAACAAGGGCTTTAACTGTGGTATAATCTGAGCTTGTCAGTTTTTCAAGATTTAACAATGCCGCCATTGCTGTTGCGTTCATTGCTAGGTATCTTGGGATTGAAGGATCAACCTCTGCTGCATCAAGTAGTCTTTTTGCTTCAATTATCTTAGCGACTGTCATGCTGCCAGAAGTTGAAGCTATAATATTCCCTGATGTGAATGATGTAGAAGTTCCACCGGCAACACCTGTATAAGCAGTGCCTGTTGCTGCTTCGATAATCGCATCATCCTGCGCTCTACCAAAAGCCGCTGCTGCATTAACCGCATATTTACTCGCTGGAGATATTAAAAGTTTTGTATCATCTAAAGAATCAATAAGGTCAGCCCAATCATAATCAATCGGTGTGACTCTACGCCTTGAATGAGGAGTGTCAACCTGTGGTGTGTCACCATGTCTTGTAGTTCGTTTTACTGCTGCCGTTGCACCAATTTGTTCAAAGAAACCATTTTTCCCTTTGATTGTTTCTTTCCGAACACACATTGCAAGGCGTGACCCCATTTGCTGTGATAGCAACTGGACATTACTTTTGTACTGCTCTACCATTGCTGTTGTTATTTGCGTACTCATTTGTCGAATCCCTCTTAATTGTTATAGTTTATAGATTAAGAGTTATCTGACAAATCAGGCTCATTAAGGATATCTCTACCCTTCTGGCTTACTTCTTTTTAGAAGGTCTACCACCTTTGCTTTTTTGTGGGGCTTCCGCCTTGTCACTTATTACAAAGTCGAACAATATTTGAGCTTGCTTCCTTGGGTCTTGTATCTCAGATCTGGACCCAAAGTTCATTACAAGCTTTAAACATTCTAATTTAACACTGTGGTTATTCATTATTTAACACCAAACTCATAAGTATTTCTATTGGTTGACATATTCGGCTCATTATCTGGATATATAAACTTAAATAAATTTTCTACATCCGTGATAGCTTCTTTATGCCCAGGGCTATTCTTATTATTATAAGGATGGTCTTTATTAGCCATGATCTTTGCAACCTTACTTTTTGCTTCTCTTGGAGTTAATGCTCCAACTGGTGTTCCTTGGCCGAGGGTGTCCTCTTTCATATCTCCACCAAATGCCGCAAAGGCTTCAATTAATATTGTTTCTTTATTTGCCCCTGTCTTTTTCATCCATTCAAGGAGTTCTTGACCACCGGCTCGTTCTGCTGCTCTGTTGGCTTGTTGAACTTTCTCTGGATAGGCAGCCCCCCATTTCTTCTCAAGGGCTTCATGGGCTTCTTTAAGCCTTGTTTCGTTTGCTGTAACTGCTGTGTTGTAGTCTCCTGTTGCTGTCGTTTGTAGGGCATCCCACATACTTTTAACCGTTGCTGCACTTGCTCCTGTTTCAAAAGCTGCTTGTTTGAACGATTTTTCATACTCAGGGGAGATGTTAAAGCCCTCTGGCACGTTTTCTGGTGCTGCAAGTTCGTACTCGTCAGCGGTTGAAGGTCTGCCGATTTGAGAAAAATACTCGTTCCACTGTTCTTCTGTTCCGTTTTCTCCTGGCTTGACAATCGGGTTGCCTCCCATCTTTTGCTCAAGATTTACATAAGACCTTACTACCTCTTCAAAACCTTTTCCGTTAAACTTCTCCATTGTTGGTAATGTTGCAAGGTCTTCTGGTAATTGATCTCTCCAGCTTGGTTCTGGTGTCGGTGTCCCTATTGCTACTGGTTCACCGTCTACTGGTGCTGGGTCTATTGTTACTGTTTGCTCTTCTGCCATTCTCTACTCGCTTTCGGGGCTCAATGAGTTATCCCATTTTTTAAGTCTGCTTAATATCTTTGTGAATACATTTCGAGAACCTACCTCTAACAGGAGCATGTTCTCGTCAATCTTACCGCTTATATCTGTAGGTGATAGTTGCCTATCATACCCTGTTATCTTCTTTAAATCATGTAATACTCTCTGACCTGCCTCTGTTCCAAATGTAACGTAATAATCAGAGTGAAGTTGTTCCATTCTAGCATTGCGTTTCTCTAAACCTTTGGCTAATTTCTTGTCTTTCATTACTTCCCTTCCATATTCTTCATTGCGTTAGAACCCTTTTGAACTATCTCGGCTTTTTGGTTCGCCTGTTCTAATTCTATTTGTTGTTTTTGCTGTGCTGCTCTTGCTGCTCTAATCTCTTTTATCTTAGTCTCGTCGTTAAATATCTTGCTTGTTGCTCCGTCTAAATCCCCGATCTCTTCTATTGCTGCATCAAAATCAATATTATCAAGGACATCCGGTCTTATCTCTGCCCATCCTAAAGCTGTTCCAACCGTCTGAGTTATAGCTTGTGCCTCATGTAATTGTTGCGCTCTTGCTATTGGTGATTTATAACGCACTCTTAACTCTTGTCCTATCACGCTTTCCGGAGCTTCTTTGAGCTTTCCTGCTCTCTGTGCTATTGCGTAACACCTAAACATTATAACCGCAAGGCCTTCTGACGTAAGCCTGCCAAACAATGGAGATATTACCCTCATGTTTTCTGCTGTTCTTGTTCTAACTTCCTCTGCTGTCATCTCCCGGGCATCTATTAATTGTAATTGAGTAAGATAAAACCCTTCTTTAATATCATCTTTAACATCATTGATCATTTCTCTTGTAAATGGTAATTGACCTCCTTGCGGTATAATCTCAATCCTATTCTTGCCGCTTGTATCTGAAGAGTCAAAATAGTTCATGCCATTCGGAGAAAAGTCAAACCCTTCAATAAATCCTTCATCCGGTGCTTGGTAGGGTGGTTCTGCTGATCTTGCTCCTGCTCTCAGGAAAGATTTGACCATTGAATTTAGCGTTTTAGTATCATCAAGGTTATCAAAACCTGTTCCCCTACCATACACTTCACCAGATGCTTTACTGGATCTCACCACCGCAAATGGAAACTCTTCATACCCTCCCTCTTTTAAAAGTTCTGGGGTATCACCTGTGCCCCCTTCTAAGAATATCCAAACAGATTCAAAAGGAAACTCTTTGGAGTTTAAGGGTTTATCTTTAATCTTTGCTTTGTCTCTTGGTTGTGTAACATGCAATACCATAAAAGGACTTTCGCCTTCTTGTGCTTCAATAGCTTTTGTAACTGCTTCTGGTGTGTCCTCTTCCCATCTTTCTTTAATTATCCGAGCTGTCATCTCTATTTTTCTATAAACAGTGTCTACTCTACCAAACTTATTCTCTGATATAAATATCTCTTTAATCGGTCTTGTATCGAATACAAAGACTGAATCTGTGTTAGGGTCAGTATCTTCTTCAATATACATTACCGATGTGCAAATAGTTCCTACATCAAGGTAAAACGTGTGCATCTGATTATGAAAGTTAGAAGTATTTAATAGTGTTTTCATTGTTTTAGAGTTATCGTCACACCATTCCCTAACTTCTTTAACTTTGTTTAGTTCATCGTCAACCATCTCATAAACTGACCAAAGAGTGTTAACATTCGTAAGCGTTGAATGAAGATTAGCTGCGAACTTTACCGCAGACCTGACAGGAGTTGAATTGTATATCTTTCTGGTGTCTTTGTCCCCTGGTGTTGTCTGACCTATAATATCAAGTCTATTCGGCAAGAAGTAATCAACTATATCCTGCCAGTTAGTTTCCCAATTAGTTCTATTGCTCTTCAGCTTCTCGAATACTTGAATGTATTGCTCTGGTTTTAAATTCATCTTGCCATGCTCCTAAAAATAGATGGCAACCCTTCCATAAATAAAGGGTCAATCGCTCTCATCTGCATTAACCCTACTCTCTGCCTTGCTGCTTTCTTCTCTTCTTCTTTGGCTGTTGCTGCTGCTTCTTCAGGGTTTAATGTTGTGGTACCTGCTGTAGCGGCTGCTGTCTGTACTGGAATAGTGTTTACTGTTGTGCCCACTTCTGACTGTTTTGTCTGTACTCTTTGATTCCCTGATGTATCGTTCCTATCATCAAATTGTCTTTGTGGACCATTCCCACTTAACTTGTCAGTGCCTGTTCCTTGTCGTTCTGAAACATTATTGCTGCCTGGCTGTTGTGGGGATTGATCACCTTCATAGGTAGGATAGTTCCATTGCTGTTGTGGGGCCAGCCCAAACAGGCTACCAATAAACTGTAAACCTGTTTTTAATAAACCAATTTGAGGAACGTTTGAGGCAATATCTGCAGCGGTATTATTAGTTAAGGAATCTATACCCCTAACGACTTTCCCTGCGAATGTTGGCCCTAATGTTGAACCGCCTGCAAAGTCTAAATCTTCAGGAGACATACCAGTATAGTTATAATTAGGCTGCTCTGAAGGGCTTGATGGAGCAGGAGCAGACACGTTATTATTCTCAATAGCTGTTTGTGCCGGATCATGCGTAGCAGCAGAGTAAGGAGTGTACCCACCTGCTACATTTACATTGCTAAAATCATAACCTGCATCCTTCATTGACTCTGCATTATCAGATCCGCCACCGCCATTAATCCTAAAACTTCTTAATTGTTCGCCTTTGAATCTCATAGGAACCTCTCATAAACTGAATATTTTTTAGTGAATTTAGTCGCTTTGATAAACTTATCTTCAGGCAATGCGCTTAGGGCCGTAAGCCTTTTAACTCCATTCTCTTTCAGATAATCCATCCAACCATCTATATATTCCTGAAGATTACCGGGGAAGTATACCGCGTATACATGACAATCTTCATTGGTTATTTTATAAATAACAAAATGATCTTTAACCGATGTAACCACAAGATTATCATAATACAGCATACCAATTATTTGCTTTGGCCCAACTTGATCTGTTGGAGGAAGTTCATAAAGGCATTTATTAATATAATGTATATCTGAAATACTTAGATCTTTTATTGTTTTATGCTGCATAGTCTACCTTGACTCGTCTTAATGTTGGCTTTCTTACCTTAACAAACATCTGATTTGATACTCCTGCCATCATTACTGCATCTGCAAGGTTAGGACTCTTTATTTTTAACAATCGTTTCATGTCAGGCTTGCTCATTATCTGAATCATGCCTAAATTATGAAACTTCCTTGGTATTCTACATATCTCTGATCTTACCTGCCTTAGTATATCTATATTAGAATCAAAACTTATTAGCTCATCTGGGTCTTTATATATTCCCTTCTCAACTGCTAAGTATGTATTGTATATTTTATCTTTAAGTAACGTATAATACTGAGCCCTCTTGTTCTTGAATGTCATTCTATTAGTAAAATCTTTAGTGCTATCTCTTCTCTCGCCTGTTTCTATGTAGATATCATCTGGTCTGTCTGCAAAGTTTCCACCCCTGAAACCCTGAGTCATCATCTTTTTGCCTTCTGTGGCTTTGGATATCTGATATTTTAAACCTGCACCCATTCCATCTGCATCCCAAACAAACAAGTCAACTCTATTATCCAGGGCTTGTGTTAATGCCCAGGCTGTTCCCTCTTCAACGTCACCTGTTTTCATCTCTTGAATGTCTGTAATAACAGAACCGTGTCTTATTGCTATTGCTTTAGTGTCTTCTCCTTCGTCACTTGGATCATAAGCTAACACCATTTGGCTCTGTGGTTCAAATCCAAGCTTTTTATGTGCATCTATGCAAGCATCAAACCATTCGGCTTTAATAATACTATTCTCAACACTATCATTGTATGCACCTTCCCATATATGATCATACATTGCTCTGTCAAGATTCATATAGTCTGCTTTTCTGTCTGCATCAAGTACATCTGGAAACCATGGATTATCATAATAGTTTGCGAATATAACTAAATGTAAATCATCCTCATAATACCCATCTCTTTTAAGCTCTGTCTCGAACGGAACTATGAACTTTTGACTGAATGGGTCTGCTTGTGACATTGGGTTGCCTGCGAACCATAACTCGCTACCCTCTTCTCTTACGGTTGGAGTTAGTATCCTCAAGCTCTCTTCCGATAAGAACTGTGCCTCCTCAGTGAAAAAGTATTTAAAACCTTGCATTGACTTTACAGTATCAATAGATCTTGCAAGCCCTTTAAATTTAAAGAATCCCCCGTCTCTATGCCTTATATCTTTCTGTCTTACTTCAAACCCAGGTGCGTTAAGCCTTGTAATTTCATCTCTTAATAAACTATGGACTGAATCCTCAATACTATTCTGGTACTCTCTAAAACATCCTATCCTCGCCCTCTCTGAGATAGCCTTGACGATAAGAAGATTAGCAATAGTAGTGGACTTATCACTACCACGGCCACCAATAGCAACTTTAAACCGTTTAGGAGTTGTGATAAACTTCTCAAGCTTCTTAGGTATTCTTACCTTTTCCATCCACTACCTCTATTAGTATTTTAACAGGGTTCTTATCGCTGCCTGTTAGTTCTGTTTCCTGTTTATCATGGTATCCATGCTTGCCAAGCACGAGTTTTGTAATGTTTGAATTAAAGTCGCCTGTCAACCCCTTAGATAATAATACTCGCTGTTGTTTGTTATTGATTTGGTCTAATATGTTAGAAAATTCTGCCTTGTTTTCATCTTTTGCCCATACATGAAGTGTCTCTCTTCTAATATTTAAAACACACGCAAGCCCCACGACAGAAGGTATTGCATCTTTATGCTCTGTCTCATAGTTCTTAAGATAATTCAATGCTTTTTCTATTACCTCTTTATTATATTTAGTTGGTCTGCCTACTGGCATTTGCTTAGAACTCCCTTTGTATTTCATTTATAATATGATTTCTTTCTAATACTAAATTGGTAACGTCATCAACTGAATGTATGTAGGACAGAATGTTTTTATTATAATGACAAGATCCTTTAAGGTAGGTTTTAAAATTATGCCTTGGAGATTTATAGAGATCAAATCTTATAATAACTCCATTCTGTTTGCACCTAATCGGTTCTAAGCTTTCAAAATCAACAGCCATTTTCTTTTATCCCCATTGGATTACCTCTGGCATTTTTCTCTCACCTTGTCTGTAAATAAGGGTCAATACTCCCATGGTCTGCAATCTTTTTGCATAACAAATGACCCATAATATTAGCCGCCTTCTCTTCTACGCTCTTTGATTCCCACTCCGAATACTTATTGCACCTATCACATACCTCAGTATCTTTATGATCACAATTACTCATAGTACAAGGTTTATATGTTTTATGACCAAGCATTTTATTTAGTTCCATTATTAATCTTCTTCAGCATAGCATCAAGTTTCTTTTGTCTTTCTGCTACTGCGGATAGTAAACCTTTAGAATTAACAGTTATTTCCTTTTTGGGTTTATTCTTGTTTTTCTTGTGTTTCTTGTATGCCCTGACTGCTGTTAGTATTACTGACATTTTATAAGCTCCTTTATTTACATACCCATACTATTATTATTGAATATATTATTAATGCAAAAAAATATTAGTTCTTTCATGTATCTAATATCTCATCAAACATCTC